ACTACAAAGTTACATACTTATCTTTATAACGAAGACATCTTCAAAAAAATAACTGTTCTTCCTGATGGTAAGAATCATGGTCTTCTGTTCCTCCTTGATTGGTCTGGTTCTATGCAGAATGAGATTCTTTCTACTGTCAAGCAACTTATCAACTTGACCACATTCTGTAAGAAAGTTCAGATTCCTTTTGAGGTCTATGGATTTACTAATGACTGGATTGTCGCTGAACGTGCCATACAACACAATGAAAATCCTGATGATTTTGATTACTATGGTTACAAAAAAGATAAGTCTGTAAAGAATGAAGTTTACATCAACGATGATTGGTTTCACTTGGTAAACTTTATCTCATCTCGTTCTAATGGAAAAGACTATGAGCGTATGTGCAAGAACCTGTTCCGTGAAGCATTCTACTACAGAAACTACTGTGGTTATCAGTACACAATGGGTCTTCAACTCTCTGGAACTCCCTTGAATGAAGCAATCATTATGATGAACTACATCATTCCTAATTTCCAGAAACAGAATGATCTCCAGAAAGTAAATCTTTGCATCTTGTCTGATGGTGAAGGATGCACAACTGGATATGGTAGAGAGATCTATGATGACTATGAAGACAAGTACAAGGTTCGTGTCTCACGTCTTGATTGGTCAGCAGTTCTTCGTGATCGTACAACTGGTCGCACTTATGAAGGGTTTGAGTATGACAACATTACCAACATCTTCATTCAACAGTTGCGTGACCGCAATCCTGCTGTAAATGTTATCGGTTTCCGTATCCTTGATGGTTCTTCACTTTCTAGTTTTGTTGGACGCTATGCATCTTACGAAGGTTATAGTGAAGTTCAAAAACAATGGAAGAAAGAGAAGTCTGCTATCATCAGAAATCCAAAAGCATTCAGTGCATTGTATGCTATCAATGGTAAATCACTGAACAAAGAAACTGAGTTCAATGTTGAGTCTGGTGCTCAAAAAGGTGAGATCTCCAAAGCATTCAAAAAGATGCTTGGCAACAAGTCCACCAACAAAAAACTACTCAGTTCTTTCATAGGGTATGTCAGTTGACAAAGTGGCACACAAGGGGTCGTCACTGACCCCACCACACCCTATAATATATTCATACACAACAAACCAAATCCTTTTTAATCCGATGCCTTTTGAACCTGTTCCTGTCACTACTGAAGATCTCGTCACATACCTTACTGATAAGGTTGGTACTGAGGTAAACACTAAAGCTCTTTTCCAAGCATCTGAGCATTTCAATTGTTCTCTTGCTACTGTCAAGAAAAGACTCAAGTCTTATAAGCAAGGCATTGGTAAGTGGAATCTTACTGTTCAAGAAAAACTTGAGCAAACTTTCAATGCTCCTGCTGCATTGCCAGCAGTTGTACAAAACTTGATTCCTGCTAAGGATGATGGTTATGTTCCTTTCGGTAATTTTTCTGATGTAAAAAAAGTTATCCAGTCTAAATTGTTCTACCCAGTTTTCATCACTGGTATGTCAGGTAATGGTAAAACATTCTCTGTTGAGCAAGCATGTGCAACTCTAAATAGAGAGTTGATTCGTGTTAATATCACAATTGAAACCGACGAGGATGATCTTATTGGTGGGTTCCGTCTTGTTAATGGCAACACTGTTTGGCACAACGGACCTGTGGTTGAAGCTCTGGAAAGGGGAGCTGTACTACTTCTAGATGAAGTTGATCTTGCATCTAACAAGATTCTCTGTCTGCAATCTGTTCTTGAAGGTAAAGGTATCTTCCTCAAGAAGATTGGTAAGTACATCAAACCTGCTGCAGGATTCAACGTTATCGCTACTGCTAACACCAAAGGTAAAGGTTCTGATGACGGTAGGTTCATTGGTACTAACGTACTCAACGAAGCATTCCTTGAGCGTTTCGCTCTGACTTTTGAGCAAGAGTATCCTACTCCTGCTACTGAGACTAAGATTCTTGTTGGTGTTGCTGCATCTGTTGGCAAGCACGATGAAGAGTTCTGCAAAAATCTTGCTAACTGGGCAGACATCATCCGCAGGACTTTCAAAGACGGTGGTATTGATGAAGTGATCTCCACTCGTAGACTTGTTCACATCATGAGAGCATATGCTATCTGGAACAATCGTATGAAAGCAATCAAGGTATGTGTCAATCGTTTTGATGAAGAGACTAAGCAATCCTTCATTGAATTGTATGACAAGATTGATGCAGGAGTTGACCTTAACAAGGAGGAGAATGATGAGGAAGCATGATTCTGAATTCCACGGATACGTTGGTCAACTAGCAGTTCTTAAAGATTGTGATTACCGCTCAGGAAAAATTCTGGGCGGTGATGGATATACACTTTATATGCAAGCAATTGACGGAAACGTATTTCAATGCTATCATAATAATATTGACTTCATTTGGGACAAATGACTTTGAAATACAATGAAGATACTCTTATCCAAGAGTTACGTGATTACATTATTGGAACCTATGGACAACATTACTCTGCTGGTAACGACAGCATTCAAACGTTAGACTTGATTGAAGCATGTGGAGACGCTGAGGCATTCTGTCGCAGCAACATCCTAAAGTATGCTTCACGCTATGACAAGAAAGGAACTGCACGTAGGGACATCATTAAGATCCTGCACTATGGTTTACTTCTTCTCCACTTCTCAGATAAATCAAACGTTACCGAAACCTACAATCAATGAGCAAAGTTACATTATCCAAAAAAACGCTTGATGTTCTTAAAAACTTCAGCACCATCAACTCTTCAATTGTCTTCCGTAAAGGAAGCACAGTGCGAACAATTTCTAATGCAGAAAACATTCTAGCAAAGTTCACTGGCGAAGAAGTATTTCCTTCTGACTTTGCGATCTATGATCTAAGTCAGTTTCTTAGTGGCATCTCTTTGTTCAACGATCCACAACTAGAGTTCACAACTTCTGATTTTGTGAATATCAAAGGTGGTCGTCAATCTGCTAAGTATTACTTCTCTGATCCTGAGATTACTCTCAAGTCTGCACCAGAAAGAAATGTAAACTTTCCTGGTTCTGATCTTCAGTTCAATCTTTCTAGTGATGATCTTCTAGCACTGCAAAAGGCATCTGCTATTTACAGTTTGCCTGATCTTACATTTTTCTCAGAAGAAGGATCTGACACTATCAAACTTATTCTTAGGGATAAAGAAAATGATACCAGTAATACTTACGATATCACCGTGGGTGGTAATTGCACTGGCACCTTTTCTCTTGATCTTAAGATTGAAAACATTCGTGTCCTACCAGGTGACTATACTGTTAAGGTATCTAAACATTTGATTTCCGAATGGATCAATACTGATGTAGACTTAACTTATTATATCGCATTAGAACCTTGAATATTTTCGTAACTGACCCATCACCTACTACATCTGCTAGACATCTACCTGACAAACATATTGTCAAGATGCCTCTAGAAACATGTCAGATGCTTTCTATTGTTTGCTCTGACAAGTGGGGTCACGGTTACGGTGATTTGCATCGTCTTGATGGTCAACCATACAAGACAGAGAAAGGTGCATTTCGTAATCATCCATGCACTGTCTGGGCAAATAATTGTCTAGAAAATACATGGTGGTTACTTGCACATGGTCTTGCTCTAGCTAACGAATATCAATGGAGATATGGTAAGATTCATAGTTGTGAGAAAACACTAGAGGAAGCAACAACTATTATTCCTTCTGCACCTTATCCGTACAAACCATCATCATTTGTTTTTGCAGGTCCTGATGAGTTCAAGTATGATACAAGCATTGATATTTTCACAGCATACAAAAGATACATTGCTTCCAAACCTTGGGCAGCAACAAATTATCTTCGTGACCCATCACGCAAACCTGATTGGATTTAATTATGAGTAAAGAGTTTTTGTGGGTGGAGAAATACCGTCCCAATATTGTTGAAGATTGTATTCTCCCTGCAAGCACTAAAGATGTGTTTCGGGGATTTGTTGATCAGGGAGAACTACCTAACCTGCTCCTAACAGGAACAGCAGGTGTTGGCAAGACTACTATTGCCAAAGCTATGTGTGAGGAGATTGGTGCTTCTTACATTGTTATTAATGGATCTGATGAAGGACGTTTCCTTGATACCGTACGTAATCGCGTACGTCAGTTTGCTACCACCGTCTCTCTGACCTCTGGTGCTGCTCACAAGGTCGTCATTATTGATGAGGCAGACAATACCACTAACGACGTGCAACTGTCCTTAAGGACTGCTGTAGAGGAGTTTCATGGCAACTGTCGTTTTATCTTCACTTGCAACTTCATCAACAAGATCATTGAACCACTGCATTCACGTTGTACTGTTGTTGATTTTAGAATCAAACCAGAACAAGCAGTTAAATTGCAAGGTGAATTCTTTACACGTCTTAAAACTATTCTGACTAATGAGAAAGTTCAATTTGAAGATAAGGTACTTGCGAAACTGGTCAAAAGGTATTATCCTGATTGGCGTCGCCTTATTAATGAGTGTCAGCGTTACGCTGCCTCAGGTTCTATTGATTCCGCTATTCTCGTTGATGTTGCTGATATCAATCTCAACGATCTTATGGGGAGTCTCAAACGAAAAGAATTTACGACGGTAAAGAACTGGGTTGTACAACATATGGACAATGATCCGAGCATGGTGATGCGTAAGATCTATGATAGTCTTTATGGTATGTTGAAACCTGCATCTATTCCAGAAGCAGTTCTTATTATTGCCAAGTATATGAAAGACATTACTCTTGTTCCAGATCAAGAAATTAATCTGTTGGCATGTCTAACAGAAATCATGATGAGTTGTGAGTTTAAATGATGATCTACTTAAGTATTGCTCTCTCCGTTATTGTCATTATTATTGCTACTTCCTGATGATCCCACATTACAATTTTGATCCTAACATCACCTTTCCGATTTCTATTGCAGTAATCACGGTGCTCTGTATTTTCTACGGTATCTACCGAGGGTTCTTTGCAAACGAAGGACTCGCTGACCCATTTGATGATCACGATGACTAAAAAAAGAACACAAAACAAAGAGAACTATTACTATGTTTTTTGGGTAGTAGCTATGATTGCATTTATTGTACCTCAAGTGTACACAGCAATCGCATATCATAAACTTGCTGACATCCTTACTGATGCTATTGAGGTTAAGGTTGTTGAAGAATGAGTTTACTTAAATTTGTAGAAGAAGATGCAAAAACAAAATCACTTAGACAATTACTTCAACGCTTGGAAGGAGAACCAGCAAGGCAATGGGAATACTTCTATAAAAACAACACCAGAAAATGTAAAGGAAGCACATGAAGCATTATTTCATGCTACAATGAACTTACCTAATGCTGCAGCACATTGTGGCATGACAATCAAACAACTAAAGTTAACTTTTAGAGAGTATCTTAAATACAATGCACCAGACGATGAAATCTTATAAGACACCACTCAGATATCCTGGCGGTAAGTCTCGTGCTCTGAGTAAACTGTTTCAGTTTATTCCTGATCTATCATCTTACACTGAGTATCGTGAACCATTCTTGGGTGGTGGCAGTGTAGCTCTTGAGGTTAGTAAAAGATATCCTCGTTTGAAGATCTGGGTAAATGATCTTTATGAACCACTGTATAATTTCTGGAGAGAAATTCAAGATCACGGACATGAAGTTAAGAACATCCTGCTCCAACTTAAACAAAGGCACCCTGACCCCGCTTCAGCAAAACAACTTTTCTTGGATGCTAAAGCTTATTTGGAGAAAGACACCGAGCATACTGAAGCAATTCATCGTGCTGTTTCTTTCTATGTTGTCAATAAGTGTAGTTTCTCTGGTCTTACTGAGTCTTCGTCATTCTCCAAACAAGCAAGTGACTCCAACTTCTCCTTCAATGGAATTGAAAAACTAACTGGTTATCAAGAATTGATTGCAAACTGGAAGTTCACTAATGAATCATACGAACAACTTCTTACTGACGACAGAAGTGTTTTTGTATATCTTGATCCTCCATACGAAATCAAATCAAATTTGTATGGTAAAAAAGGAAACATGCACAAAGGATTTGATCACGATGAGTTTGCTATCCAGTGTGATAGATATGCAGGTCGCCAGTTGATTTCTTATAACTCTGATCAAATTATCAAAGATCGTTTTGATGGGTGGACAGCTGCAGAATTTGCACACACTTACACCATGCGGTCTGTAGGGAGTTATAATATAGATCAGGCATCTAGAAAAGAGCTTGTCCTTTACAACTATTAACTATGAAATGCGAAGTAACTTTATACAAAGCAGGAACTGTCTTCAAAGAAGAAGTAATTGCTAAAGACTATCAAGATGCACGTCAAGTTGCTCTTGCTAGAAACCCTAACGCTACAGTTGTAGGTGTCAATGCGAAATTTTAAATTGTGGGAGATTTGGAAGTATGCACTCGGATCATTCTCAGACGACAGAACAAAAGAATATGACAATTACGTGGTTGTGGTACGCACTGT